GAGCGTGGGACGCTTCATTGGGTCGCACTTGACTCCGCAAGAGCGAGAAGTCCGCTCTGCGATGGTGCAGCAGGTTCGGCTACTGAACCGACGCGGAGTGTGAGCCGTGCCGTTCCTCCGCTCAAGTGGCTCCGCCGCTCGCGACCCGCGCGAGCATGCGAAGCAGCCCATGCCGGGGGTGACGGAGTGGACCTGCAGCCGCAACGGCGTCCACGTCGTCGAGGTCCACTATACCGCCGACCCGGCCAAGCGCGATCCGGCATGGAAGCGCGAAGCCATGCGCGGCATGCCGCCGCGCGGCTGGCAACGCGAGATGGAAATCGCGTTCGACCTCGCCGGCGGCGAGCCCGTGTTGCCGGAATACGTGCCGGCGGAAATGCGCCGTCCCTTTCCGGTGAATCCCTCCGCACGGCTCTTGCGTGGCTGGGACTTCGGCCAGGTGTGTCCCGTGACCGTGTTTGCGCAGCTCGACGTGCACGGCCGGCTCGGCTTTGTCGCCGAGCTCGTCCTCGAGCACGCCAACCTGACGGCGCAGATTGAGGCCACGAAAGCCATGACCATTGAGCTGGTTGGCCCGGGGAGCAACTGCTTTGACGCCGGCGACCCGGAGGCGCTCCATGAGATGGAGCTCGGGTCGATTCGCGCGGTGCTCCTAAAGCACGGGATCATCCTGCAGACCTTCGCCCGCAGCAGCGACACGTCCTACAACAATCTGCGCGACCGCCTCCTCCGCCGCGTGCGGATTCCCGGCGAGGAGGTGCCGTCGCCGGCGCTGATTGTCGACCCGCGCTGCCCGATCCTGCACTCAGCGTTCTCGGGGGGCTTCGCGCGGCATCAGAAGACCGGCAAGCCGATGCCGACTCACCCATACAAAGATGTTGTAGATGCAGCTAGGTATTTACACGACAACCTCCAGGGCTCGAGCTCGGAATGGATGCAGAAGCTTCAGCGGATTGCGCGCGCCGACTGTGCGTGGTGACCGACCGCCCGTACGTGCCGCTCTGCCGCCACGGCCACGGCCCGCTCGACGCCTGGCGCACGCGGCGGCGGACGCACCGCGGGCGCTACTGTAGCACCTGCAACGCGGCGGCGTTTCGGCGCTGGTACGATCGGCACAAGCGCCGCCCCCGTTGACGCCCTAGGGGGGTGACGGCTACACGGGCCGCCCCGGATGCCACGACGCGCCGCGGGCGGGGCTGCCGCCGAAACTCTCTCGCCGGCACGCGGCGAGGCGCCGAAGAATCTTGCCCTTGACCCCCTCATTGTCGAGCGGGTCAAAAACGAGCTCGTCCCGCTCGTCCGTCGCACGCGCCAGGAACGCAATGGGGTCCTCCGTGAGCGCTGGCTCCGCTACTACCGGATCTGGAGCGTCCGGCACGACCGCCAGGGCTACGTCGGGCGGTCAAATACCTACTTTCCAGTTGGCCGGCGCTGGATTGAGCAATGGGTCACGCGGCTCAAACGCGACCTCTTCCCCGACCAAGACTGGTTTGCGTGCCGGGCGCTGCGGGAAGACTTCGAGGCCCGCGTGCCCGCCAAGCAGGCATTGGCGGCTTACTGGATGCGCCGCCACATGAGGTTGAGAAAGCACGCGCTTCCGTGGCTCCGCCAGCTCGTCATGTACGGTACGTCGCCGGTGCGGAATGTCTGGCGCGCCGTCGAGCACGAGCAAACGGTCCTCCGCGATGTCCTCGACGACGACGGCCAGCCATCCGGCAAGACCATCGAGCAAGTCGAGAAAGTGGCCGACTTCCTCGGCCCGACCTTCGAGCCCGTCGACCTGTTCGCATTCTACGTCTGGCCGCCGACCGCGGCCGGCCTCGAGGACTGCACGCTCGTCTTTGAGGACCGCTGCGTGCCGCGGAGCCGGGTCTATGCCTTGGCCACGAAGCCCCTCGACCCGTCCAATCCGAAAGGCGGCAACGTGTACGAGGGGGTGGACGAGCTGGTCGCCCTCTACGACCAGGCGATGCAAAACCGCACGGGCGGACAAGCGGGTCGCAACCCCGAGAAGTTTGACGCGCTCGCGATCCGCTTGGCGGATAAGGGGTTTACCGCCCCGCTCGATTTCAACGTGCCCGCGGCGCTCCGCCCGCTCGACCTGACCGAATGCATGTGGACGGTCGATCTCGAGGACGACGAGCCGGCCCGCTATTTGGTCACGCTCGGCGCCGACGAGGTCCCCTTGCGCGTGCAGCGTCGGCCATTCTGGCACGGCGGTACGCAATGGCTCGTCGGCCGTTTCCAGCAGATTCCCGAGGAATTCTACGGCCGGGGGCTGTGCGAGCTCTTCGACTACCTTCAGTATTTCGTGAACGACTTGGGCAACCAGTCGGGTGACGCATTCGTCTGGTCGACCAACCCAATTGCCGTTGTGGACATTGGTGCCGTTCAGGATCCGACGAGTCTCCGCATGGCCCCAGGGGCCAAGTGGCTCGCCAATCCCGCCGGCGTGCAGTTCACCACGCCGCCGCAAGGGGCGGCCACCGCTGGCTTTACCGCCGTCCAAGGGTACGTCGGGCTCGCCGATACCTTGGTCGCGCCGACCCCGGCACGGCCGATGGCGCCCAATCAGCAGACTGGGGCGCAGGATTCTGCGGGCTTGGCCGCGCAGCTCGCCGATAGCGCCGTCGACCTCCGCGCCGTGATTGAGAGCCTTGAGGACGAGGTGATGGTGCCGCTCCTCGAGCGCTCGGACATCCTGACGCAGCAATGCTTGGACCGCGACATCATCTTAAAGGTGGCGGGCCGAGATGGGATGGAGCTCGTCGAGCACCCAGTCACGGTCGCCGATCTGGTCGGCGAGTACGAGTGGGAATGGCTCGGCACGACCACGGCGCAGAATCAGCAGGTTCGCGCGCAGCAGATGATCCAGGGCGTGGCACTGATGAGCCAAATCCCGCCCGACCAGCTCGCCGCGCAGGGGGTCACGATCGACTGGCCCTACATTCTCCGGACCTTCTGGTCGGTCGGCTTGGGGCTCCCCGATGCCGACCGGGTCGTCAAAACTGGCCGCGACGTCCAGCCGAATGACTGGCGCTGGGAGAATGCGCTCGCCCGCGTGAACCGGGCTGACGAGCTCCGGGTGTCCCCGCAGGACGATCACACCGCGCACGTCCAGGGTCACCAGCACGCGCTCGAGTCAGGCTCGCTCAGCGAGGATGCCGTCGCCAGTCTGACCACGCATATCCATCATCATATTGGTTTACTGGTTGCCGCCGAGGCGCAAAAGCTCGCGCAGTCAATGGCGACTCTTGCCGGGCCTCCCGGCATGCCCGGCCCGCCGCCGGGAGCACCTCCGCCCGGTGTCGGCCCTGGCCTCCCCCCCGGTGCGCCGCCGATGCCGCCTCCTCCGGGGATGCTCCCGCCGGCGGGGCCCCCACCGATGGGCCCGCCACCCATGCCGCCCCCGCTCCCGGTCGGCCCGGGGGGGCCGCCGCCCCCTCCTTATATAGCGGGCGTGCCGAATGCGGGGATCAACGAGCTCGCGTCTCGGCTCCGCGGCCCGGACTTTGGCGCCCCGCGGCCGCATAGTGATTCCCGCAACCGGGCCAAGGCGCTGATGGGCATTCGGCCCCCGGCCCCGCTCGGGCAAGGGCGGATCGGTAAGACGCGTACTATGGCCGATCTTTTCCGCGGCCTTCCGCGGCTCCCGCGATAGGAGAACGGCATGGCACAGAAAGGCACGCTTTTTGGGAAGCCCCGTAGCGAAGTCATTAAGCGGCCCGGGGCGTTCTCGGCCAAGGCGAAAGCCGCCGGCAAGGGGACGCAAGCCTATGCGCGCTCGGTCTTAAAGGAAGGCTCGAAAGCGTCAACCCGCACGAAACGCCAGGCAGCGTTAGCCCAAACCCTCTCGAAACTGCGCTCAGGGAAGGCAAAATTTCTCCTGCCGCTCGTGCTCCTCGTCGGGACGCCGGCCCACGCGGCAACGAAGACCTGCCCGAGCGGCACGCTCGCACCCGCGCCGATCACGGCGACGGGGCCGACGACCGATATCGTCATTGCGCGCGCGGCACCCGCGCTGGTCATGCAAGCCTCGGGCACCGGGACCGCTACGGTGGTGATGGAGATGTCCTGCGACGGCACCAACTGGGCGCAGGTGACCAACTCGAGCATGAGCGTGCCGCCGAGCCAGGTCGTGTCGGTCTTGCAGCCAACGTGCAGCTATCGGGCCAATGTGACGGCGTGCACGACGTGCTCGATTACGGTGGTCTATGCGTGCTCCGGTGCGTAGCCTCGTCGTGGTCGCGCTCCTCCTCGTCGCGCGCGTGGCATGCGGGCAGGCGGGCGCGGGATGCGGCCCGACGAGTCACGGGTGCGGCCCGGGTGGCCGCGGCTCGTGTGGGGTCGGAAAACACGGGTGCGGCCCGGGCGGTGCGGCCACCCCGGTCAAGCGCTCGGGAGGCGGATATGCCCTTAATTCAATTGATTGTCGTCCTCATCGTAATCGGATTGATCCTCTACTTGGTGGAGACGCTCTTGCCGCTCGACCCCGCGATCAAGCAGGTGATCCGGGTCGTGATCGTGATTGCCGTCATTCTCTGGTTGCTCTCCCTTGTCGGCTTGATTCCGAATCGCATTAGCTTTCTCGCGCCGCGGCGATTCCTCACCTGAGCGCTGGGGCTTGACAACCCCGGGGGGTTAACCGCTACACGGCCCGCCCCGACATGGCACGCAAACGCGGCGCCGTCGGGAACGGCAAGGCAAAGGCGCTCGTGCCGCCGATGAAGGGTGCCAAGACGCCGCCCCCGGGACCGCCGCCGCGTCCCGTGCGCGGTCGCGTCGCGATTGCCCTCCCCGTGCTCCGCGTGGCACCCGCCCGTGGCCGCGGCACCGCACCCCCGCCGGGACCGGGCCGTCTCCCGCCTCCGCCAGCGGCCGGGCCCCCGCCACGTGTCACCGGGCTGCCCCCAGCGGCGCGACGGGTGCCCGTTCCCCCTCCGCCACCCCCACCGCCCTCGAGCACGTCGCCCGTCATGCGCCAACGCGGCGCCCGCCAGACGATGGCGGCCATGCGCCGCGGGCAGGTCGCCTTCTAATGTTCGGCCCACCCGCCGGTGTCGACCCCGACGAGCTCGCGAGCCTCATCCGCGACCTCGAGGCGAGCGGCTATCACGCCGCACTGCGCACCTACGTTGAGGCTCGCATCGCGCAGCTCTTGGTCGACGACGTGACGACGGCGGACGTCGCCATGAAGCGCCGCGGGCAGGTCGAGGAGCTCCAACGCTTGATTATGCCGCTCTTCGTCAAGTCGCTGGCGCTCTCAGCACTTGCCAAGCGCGCCGAGGCACGCGCCGGGCTCGAGGACATCCGCCGCGCCCGTAAGCTGCCGACCCGGGAGTGGTGGACCGACCCCGTCGGCGAGGAGCCGGTGCCCTGATGGCCGACGAAGAGCGACCCGCCCCTGCCCCCGAGAGCCCCGCCCCCGACGCGCCGGCCCCCGAGGCCGGCGCCCCGCCGGCGGAGGATTGGGGCGCGCGGTTTTCGCGGCTTGAGGGGCAGCTCGCTGAGGAGCGCGCGCAACGGGCCGCGCTCGAGGGCACCTTACGCCTCTTGGCTCCGCAGCAGCCGTCGCGGCAGCAAGGCGCGATGCCGCTGGTGCGCCTCCCGCGAGAGGATGCGCTCCGCATCGCGGCGACCCTCGGCGGCCAGTGGACTGAGGAGGCGGTGCAGAGCCACGCGCCGATCTTCGCGGCGTTCATGGAAACGCTCGCGGCGCCGCTCTTGGCCGGCCTCGAGGGGATGGCGGACACGGTCGACTTGATCCAGGTCCGGCAAGACGTGCCGCAGTACGAAACCCAAGCCGAGGAAGCGGACCGCGTACGCATGGAGTACCGCCAACGCGGTCAGGTGATTACCCGCAAACAGGCGATTGCGCTCGTGAAGGCGAGGAGAATGGACGACCCGAAATACGTCGATACGCTGGTCGAGGAACGGGCCAAGCAGCGCGGCGTCGAGCAGGCGCAGCGGGCCAGCGCTGCTGCCGGCGCGGTCACTGAGGGCGGGGCCACGGCGCAGAAAGCCGGCCCGGAACCGACCAAGCAGTCCCGCACGCCGCCGACGCCCGAGCAATTCCGGCAGATGTCGCTCGAGGAGAAACGCAAGGCGCTCGAGGGCGCCGCGCTCTAATAGGAGGACGCCATGCCCGGCAGTACCTATAACTACAGTGATCCGGGGCTCTCGACCTCGACGACACTCGTCAACGACCTTGCGCCGCTCTGGTTACAGGACGAACTCCTGGCCATCGCGCAAAAGTTGACGGTGTTTCAGGACATTGGCGACACGCCGAATATGCCTGACGGTGAGGGCAAGACGTATTCGGCGCAGCGCTACGAACGGTTGCCGCTCCCGGGTGCGCCGCTCACCGAGGGGATCACGCCGGATAGCACCGCGTTGGTGGTCAACAAGGTGACGGCGATTCTCGAGCAATGGGGCATGGTCGTCTCCTTGACCGACGTGGCGCTGATGACGACCAAGCACCCAGCACTGACGGCGGCGACCGACCGGCTCGGCAACGCGTCTGCGGAGCTCCAAGACCGGGAGATCCAAAAGGTGTTGATGGGCTCGGGGGTCGTGGTCTTCCCGGGCGGCAAGACGTCGCGGACGACGCTCGCCGCTGGTGACGTGCCGACCACGGATTTCGTCTCGGGCATCGTCGCGACGCTCCGCCAGCTCGGCGCGCCATCCTTCCCGGGCGCGATGTACGCGGGGGTGCTTGACCCGTACACGGAGCAAGATCTCGCCAAGGATTCGACCTTCGTCTCGTCGCATCAGTACGCTGAGACGACGGCGCTGATGAATGCCGAGGTCGGCCGCTGGCGCGGCGTGCGCTGGAAGCGCTCGAACCTGCTCCCGATCATTTCGTTGCTTGCGACTGGCGCCGGCGGTGTCAGCGCCGCGGCCATCACGTCGCTGCCGACGGGGGATACCGGATTCACGGCCGGCTCGACGGTCAAGGCCACGGCGGCACTCGCCGATACGATTACCGGGCTCGATAGCAAGCAGATTGCGACCGCAACCGTAACCAACGCCTCGGCCTATGACGTGCAGTTCACGATTTCCGCGACCGCACCCGAGGGCCGCTACAACCTCTACGTGTCGGCCGAGGGCGGCACCATTCCGTTCTATCAGGGCATCGTGTCGAAGCCCGTCGGGGCGCAGCTCTTGGTGAACGTTGCCAAGGTGAGCGGCGGTGTCTCGATTGGCTTCTCGTCGACCGGCGCACCCGCCGGCGCCGACCCGCCCTCGTCTGCGTTCAACGTGCATGTCGGCTACATCTTCGGGAAAAGCGCGTTTGCGGTCCCGGCGCTCGGCTCCCGCACCATCACGACCTTGACGCCCGCCACCGCGAGCGACTCCGACCCCTTGAAGCAGCGCCGCAAAGCGGGTTTCAAGTTCATGACCAAGACCTGCATTCTGAACACGGATTTCTTCCGGCGTTTCGAGTGCTCGAGCGCCTTCGGGTGATTCTGATGGCGCGCCCGCCCCTCAATCGCAGCGCAGCACCGGAGCCGGCCGACGAGCTCCCTGAGC